CTCATCACATCTTCATGCGTTGTGACTTCATCAGCGGCCTTGTCCCACACAGCGTGGTGGGCGAGGTGCTGATAGTACGGCTTCAATTCTTCCGGCAATTGCAGGTCCATAGCCTGCTGCCGGGCAGAAAGGCGCTCAACGGCTTCGGTGGCGCCTTCACCGCCCTTGCGCCGCAGATATGCCTGGGCCTCAGATGTTGGCCTGCCGGTATGCTCTATGATCTGCCGGGCATCCAGCGTGGGCTGGTCGCCACGGCCCATCAGAGAGGCAAGGAAGCCTGCCTTGCTTGGGCCAACGCCTCGCACATCCTTGGCCATCGCGCGCCACTCAGCAGGCTCGCTGGCGCCGCGCATGGCATTAGCAACAAGAGTGGAGATTTCCCGCTCTTTGCCGGGCAGATTGCTTGCGGCCCAGCGCAGCGCGTCAGGAATGTCTTTCTCATGCTTGCCGAATGGCGTCATTATCTTGACGGCATTGGCAATGGCATCCTCATTAACTTCGCCACGTTCAGCGCTGTTCAGATAGTCCTGGCCAGCGCGGGTGTGCAGCCACTCACCGAAGGCGCCTTCGGGGCGGATCTTGCCGGTGAAGCTTTGGGGGAGGTCAAGCCCGGCGGCGCGCACACGATCCACATCATTCGCCCGGCGCTGAATGCTTGCGCGCGTGATCGTATAAGCCTTGATCAGATCGCGGGCAGAAAGCCCTTCATTGGCAGCGCGCTTGGCAATTTCATCCATGTAGCTTCCAAAAGCCTGAACATGAGATGGAATTTCGCGAAAATTGCCTAGGCGATTTTGAACGTCAGAAAGAGATTTCCACGCCCAATCGTCAATATGCTTCGTTGGGGGGTCTTGATATTCGCGCGTCACATTCAGCGCCCGCTGCACCGTGGGATCATCACCCGGCATACCGCCATCAGCGTAACCAACAGTCCCGCCATCTTTATACACTGGCATGCCTTTCAGCACCGCAGATTTTAGTTCAGGCGTCACCACAATTGAATGTAATGTTTTCTCGCCATCTCGGGTATTTATTTTGTACGGCTCTACCTTAACCGGGGCGCCAAGCTTTTTCGTTATTTCCGTCATACGCGCGGGAACAATTTTGTCGTAATAGGCCCTCATGCCTTCGCCGCCAACAACAAGATCAACATTTTTCAAGGTTGAGATATGATTTTGCAAGCTGTCTTCCACCATCCCCCGAAGATGATCTTGCGCTTGCCCCTTTGAGTTAAACTCTAAAAGCTCACCATCGTAATCATGTATTGGATCACCATACAAAAATATATTCCATTTTCCAGTTTCTTCATCGCGCTCAATATCATGCTCATTCATTGTGGAATGCAAATCAGGAGTATTTTCAAGTATTTTTTGCGCTAAATCTTTCCCAATGTGTTTGTGTATTTCATGTGGTTCTGCATCTACGTTCAAAACCTCATGACCATTTTTGTCGGTGGCGTAAAGAGTTTGTGAGCCGGGATTATAGTGAACGCTATCAAGATGCTGGCTAAGATCGTACCTTTCCGCCTGCTCCTGCCCTGGTGTCCAAGCGATGCGCTTATACCCACGGCGAGCCGCCTCACGCAAAACGCGCTTCAGCAAAAGATCGGTCCAGGTGTTTGTGTTGTTGATCAACGGATGCTCAGGAACATCCTCACCATTACGCTTGGCCTGCCCCCAATCGCTCTGCAATTCTTCAACGTGCAGCGTATCTTCACCATCCCTGTCATGCATGCGAATGTGGCCAATTACATTTGGCACAGCCCAATGGGTGCTGAAGAAATTTTTATCCGGGTCTAAAAGCGCACTTCTTTCGCTCCTATTTTTGAAGTCTAGTGTAGTTTTTAGATAATTAAGTCTTTGTTCTGCGTCCTTTGTAAATTTATTTTTTTCATTTTCAGGAAGATTATTCCAATCGTCTGTTGAGCTTATGGCGCCAAAATCAGACGCTTTATTGTAAGCTTGAGTTTCAAGCCAATCATTTATTGCATTTTCATTCCAATGGGGCTGTGAATGAAGCAATATTTCACGATAATCAATGTCTTCTGGATTTTTATCCTCCATATAAGCCGTTGTCCATTCAAAAAATTTGGCTGGAAAAGCAGCCGCCGCATAAATTTCGGGGTCATGATTTGATGCCGCCAAACGCCCCCATGATGGCCTGGGTATAAGTTTTTTCTCTTGAATATTAGGCATGTTTTGCTGGAAATGCGCGACCAAATCCTGCTTGGCCACGGTCTTTTGATTTCCAAATGAGTCTTGCGCGCCGGAATTATTGATTTCATCCGGCTTAACGCCACGCGCAGTCAGCATCGAAAGCATCTGCTGCGGTGTGCCTTTTTGCTGCGGCAGATTGGCCGCAACATCAGCGGCATGGCTGTAAAGCCCCATCGGGTTTACTTTCCTGGTATAGGAAAGCGCCCGCTGCACCGTGGGATCGGCCCCCAGGTCGCGCGGCGGCGTGATCTCACCGCCATCGGCATAGCGATCAGGATTCTTCAAATCACGAAGCCTGGGCAAATCAGCCACCCCAGCCTGATCATTTATCTCTTTCACTTCATCATCAGACAGGACGCGATTTACTTTCAAACCGCCACTGATCAACCAATTGCCCGTCATATTTGGGTTTGTCTTGTAGCGGTAAAAACCACCGTGCGGAATTTGATCCGTGATATGCGCTGTCTTTGGATCAATGGCGCCGCTCTTGGTGCGCTTGGCCCGCTGATCGGCAACAGACTGCCAATCAACATCGGCAGGCATTTCCACTTCGGCCCACACATGCTCATCGGGCCGGTAATCCGGCTTGGTTTTATCAGGGCTGCTTTTGTTCCCAATGTGCGTGGCCATTGGAAGATCGCCAGCATGCCAGCCAGGACGATAGGCAAGATCGCCGAGCGAAGATTTTACCTTACCACCCCGCATCGGGCCTTCTTCAGCAGCAATCCATTGCCCAATCGGGACAGGCTTGTTTGCGTTCACATACAAAGGGAAAAGCTGGCCGGGGCTGCTTTTCTTGGTGCGAAACAGCTTATATGCCTTAACGGTTTTTTCGGGCGGTTCAATTTCGCCACCGCTTGCAAAACAATGCGCTTCGTACTCATGGCGCGAATCACGATCTTTTACAGAACCACCCTCGGCCTTGCCTATGGCGCCGCCGCGCCATTCACCAGCGCCGCCACCACCGCCGCCGCCACCATCGCCGCCGCCACCACCGCCATCGCCACCACCGCCACCATCACCATTTCCACCGCCACCGCCATCGCCATTGCCATCGCCACCAGGACCGCCAGGGCCACCAGGACCGCCCTCACCTTGATCACCCTGATCACCCTGATCTCCAGGGCCAGCAGCGTCAGCAGTGGCAGCCTCAGACATTGAATTGACATTATCAGCCGCAGCCGCAGCAGCATCAGCCGCCGCCTGTGCGTCCATATCAGATTGCGTGGCAGCCGCAGCAGCAGCAGCATTGGCATTCGGATCAGAAGCAGGGCTACCCATAGCACCCATAGCGCCTAGGCCAGCCATTGCTCCCATTGCAGCCCCAACAGGGCCACCCATCATGCCGCCAATCGCCATGCCGCCCAAGGCCGGGCCTGCTGCCTGTGCGAAGCCAGCAAGGTCTTGCCCAAAATTCCCAGTGCCGGGCGCACCAGATGGACCCTGCGAGCCCGGCGCTTCACTATTACCCCCGCCGCCAGAACCATATCCCCCAGTATCTTGATCAGGGTAGGCATTATCTTGAGGGGTATTTTGCCCTGCCTGCAAAGCCCTCATCCGCTCATTTACAATCCGCGATGGATCAGTCGCTGGATTAAATGCAGGCGGTTGAAAGGGGGTAGGCGCCGAAAAGTCAGAGGGATAAAAGGTTCTAGGGGTAGCCAAGTTACTCCCCAAATTCTCATAGAACCCCCCATTTGCAGCCTGTCGCCGCGCAATCATCATAGCCTGCCGAATAGCTTTGCGCGGATCGTGGTTCATTGCGGCAACGCTCCCCCAAGCCCTGGCAGCGGCGGCAGATTACCCCGCCGCGCCCTCTCCTCTAACTCGCGCTCCGTGACAGCCTGGAAGGCAGGCCGCACAAGCGGCGCCACAACCGGCGCGCTCTCTGGATGCACTGCAAGGTTCTGCGCCAAGTCAATGAGCTGTAGGCGTTCACGGGCGATAGCTTCATCGGTCTTTGCCCCCATGGCCCGCTCTTCAAGGCCAGTCTGCACATGGAATTTAGACACATCCAAGCCCATGCGCTGCTCATGCATGGCCTGATTGGCCTCAAACTGCTGCGCTTCCAGCGCCGTGTCAGCCTGCATCTTCTGCGCCCGCGCTTGGGCTTCCATAGCCTTCGTGTCGGCGTCCTGCTTCTTAATCTGCATCTCAGCCTGCGCCTTCAGCAGCTCAGGCGGCGGCTTGCCCTGCGCGTCAGGCGACGCAAAGAATTGCTCAGGGTTGTTCCAGCCAATGGCCTGCAAGGCCGCCGTATCAATCGCAATCGGGTCGTACAGCCCCGGCTGCGCCTGCTGAAGCTGCTTCAGCGCCATGATCTTCATCAGGCGCTGCGTGTGGCTGGCAGTATTGGGATCAGCCTGCGGCACCAGCTCTGCATTGTCCAGGGCTTGCAGGAAGCGCTGCTCATCCCACGGATAGGCATTCTTGCGCTTGCGCTGCCAGAAGCTCTGTGGGTTCTCGCGGAAGCACTCGGCCAGCAATTGGAATTCCTGCGCCTGAGCAGCATGCATGCGCTTATGGACAGAATTCAGAATCTTCTGCGCCTGCTCAATCATCGCCAGCGTGGTGCCAACCGGCGCATCAGCGCGGCCCTCGCCAACCATCATCTCGCTCACGCCGCCAATGCGCTGGCCAGTCTCAACGATGTTCTGCACAAGCTGCATTAGCGCGCCGCTCGGCTCCTTGTACGGCAGCGGCATGATCGCCTGCTGGATCGGCATGCCGTTGGTCTTCACCAGCGCGCCGCCGCCCGGAGGCACACGGAAGATATTTGTGTTTTGCCTCGCGCCTGCGTCTGCGAACAGGAAGCCCGGAAAGTTTGCGTACATCCCAGCGTCCAAAAGCTCGCGCCATGCAGCCGTCACCGCGTTTGTCGTGTTGCCAAGGATATGAAGCAGCCCGATGTCGTAGAAGCCGAAGCCGGGCATGAAGGTGTACTTGACGAAATTACTGCGGGCTTCAGGAAGCTCGGCAGTGTCTTCATCATAGTTGCGCACCACCGAAAGTATCTTCTTTGAAGATGCATCAATGGTGACGCGATACGGAATTTCCAGGCCAGTCTCTTTGCCTTTGTAGGTATGCTCAAAGCCCTGGATGTTCAGCTCGCAGTAGCACTCATAGATCTCACGATCCCGGTCATCAGGGTTCATGACATCCGGCGAAATGCCTTCCTGCGCCTTCTCTTCACGCTGAAGGCTATCAAGGCTGTGCGGGTTTGGTGTGCTGAGATCAGTGTCTTGATACACGCCCAGGATTTGCAGGCGCTTTACCATGCTGGGCTTCAGAAACGTGCGGTGCGTGACACGCTTTGCATTCTGCAAGTCGGTCGCGCCGTTGTTCACAATCAGATCATCAGCATCAACCGTTTCGCTGACGGGACGATTGCGCAGCGGGCAGTAGTACACCTTTTTGAACGCGGAACCGCCGAAGCCGAGCATCAGCAGCATGCGGTCAGTGTCAGGGTAATACTCGGTCGCCACCGCCGTCAGGTAGTGGTTGAGGTCGCGCTCCAATGCATTCGCCAGCTCATCTTCTTGCAGGCTGGGATCATTGTCGTCGTTACGGATTTTCACCGGCCCATCAGTGGGCAGCAGCTCAGACCGCGCATTGGCCTGGAAGCGCAGCACGGCTTCGAGCAGCAGCGGATGCCGCACCTTGGACATGCCTTCGACCGGCGCACCGTCAGCAGCGCCAGCAAGGCTGGGGATTTCAATCTTCAGGCCAAGCAGCTTCAGGCCAGTGGCGCGATCTTCAATCCACTCGCTGCGGCTTTGCAGATCATCGCGGATACCGCGCAGCAGGTCTTCGCTGATGCGGCCCAATTCCATCTGTGGGATTTGATCAACGAGGTTATCAAACCAGCCGGTTTCTTTTTTGCCGCCAGCGGCTTCAAGGGGCTGGCCATCAATGCGCACCGTGATGCTGCCATCTGGATGCTCGATAGACAGGATATTGCCGCTATCATCGGTCTGCGGCTGATCGGCGGCCTCATCGGCCTCCATGATCACGACCTCTTCACCGGGCGGCAGCTCAGGCGCCTCGGGGGCGGGCTCACGGATTGACGGGCTAAGGCCAGGGACAAGTGGCATGGTCACTCCCTCTCGCGGGCCATATTGCACATGTGGCCACGCAGTCGCAACAGATTAGACAGGATACAAAGGCCCAGTGCCTGCGCCCTGATGCTGCATACTCTCCTGCACAGCAGCGGTCCATTCGGGGCCACGGGTCAGCAGGCCCAGGTCACGCATGTGCCTGATGGCTTGGCTCACCGTATCCACAAGGTCATCGTTTTTGCCCTTGGGGAAGGTGCCGACCTGGGTGATCACCTGATCGGCCCAGGATCGGTCGGGCGAATAGACCATGCCCTCGGAAAACAGGTGCTGGACCGAATACAGCCGGGCCAGCTTGTCCTGGCCCTTGGGGTCCAGAAGCTGGACGCCCCAGTCTTCATGCCCAAACAGGCGGCGCAGCTCCTGGGCCACGGAATGCCCGGCAGCCTTGTTTTCGATGATCAGCTTGTCCACGCGCATGCGGCGGCAGGTGGAAGCCACC